GATTCCGTATCGCCGTAAAGGTGAGTTTGAGTTTGGCCCAACCCCTGCCTACAACGGTGGCTCTGTTGAGATGGAGCAAACCATGGAGCGTCAGGCTGATGCAATGGTTGGTTTGGACATGGAAGACCCGATGAGCCAGCTACGCAGGCAATTCCTCGTAGACAAGTTCCTTGAGCATTGCGCTGAGGTTCTACGTTTGGCTTATCGCTGCTTCCAGCGTTTTGGGCCAGACAGTATTTTCTTCCGTGTCACGGGAAGCCCCGACCCACAACAGTTTGATAAGGGCAACCCAGACGAAAACTTCGACATCCTAATTAGCTATGACGTTCTTAACACCGACCCAGAATCTCAAGAAAAGAAGCTTAACCAGCTTGTCTCGCTTACGCAGTTGGATAGAAACGGGCGTATCAGCATTGACCGCCTCCTTGAAATCGCTGCTTCTAGCATTGATCCTGTTCTTGCGGACGCAGTTATGCAGCCTGGAGACGAAGCTCAAGAGCAAGTGGTCAAGCAAGTAACGGATGACCTAGCCAAGATATTTGCAGGTATTGAAATGCCGGCACGTCCTAATGGTGCTCAAGTAGCCCTACAGGTTATACAGCAGTATGTGAGCCAGCCAGACGTAGCACAACGCGCACAGGGTGATGAAGCCTTTGCTGGACGTTTACAGAAGTATGCAGGCCAATACACGTTCCAGCTACAGCAAGCACAGAACGCACAGATTGGTCGTGTAGGCACAGCCCCCGCACAAATGGGAGAAGTTCAAACTCAAAACATACAGCAGTAAAACATGGAAGACGACATTAAAGCCCTTAGCAATCACGAAACATTTGCACGCTTTATTCAGTCCATTGAGGCTGCACGGGAACAAGCAATTGGTGATATAGGAGCCGCTAGTACAGAACATATACAGCAACTAGCTGGCCGCATCGTAGCTTATGACGACATCCTCAAGATGGTTAATTGGGAGGCGTTGCGTATGCGCCACCAAGAAGCTCTTGTATAGCGTGTTATTATAAATTTATCGCAATCATCCAGCGTATACGGATGGACAAAATATGACAGATAATCACTCAACCGATAACGCCGAGTCGGAACCAAGTTCGGTGGCAGCAAATATATCAGTGTCCGAGTTAGCCGCTCGACGCTTAGGTGGTTCTTCTCAAGAAGCCCCCGAGGAAGTTTCCGCGGAGGAAGTCTCCCCCGAAGAACCATCCGTTGAATCAGAGGAAGAAGTTGAAGAAGTTGTTGAAGACGTAGATGAGAGTTCTGCGGAAGAGACAGAAGAATCAGAATCCTCCGAAGATGTTCTTTCACAGATTGACCTTGACGAAATGTCCGAATCGGACTTACGCGAACTAGGCAAAAAACTAGGAAGCAAAGCTGTCGAACGCTTTGGTAAACTCACTGCACAGCGTAAAGCTGCTGAAGAGGAGTTAGCCAAACTACGAGCCAGCCTAGCAGAAGCCGACAATGACCCACTGAAAGGGACGCAAGAGGTAAAGAATAACCCATATGGAAACATTGATTCCCTGGAAGGTATTCAAGCTAAAGCGGACGAAGTAAATGGTATCATTGAATGGGCTGAAGATGTCCTGTTTAATGCTGACGGGTATGGCCCAGAAGATGTCGTCACGGAAGTGGAAGGTCAGGAACTGACCAAGGCAGATGTGCGTAAGAGCTTGCTCAATGCGCGTAAGAGCCGCGACAAGTTCCTCCCTGCACAACTCAAGACCCTTCAATCCAAGCAACAAGGCAAGCAACTCAAAGAAGCTTTTACTGCAAAAGCAACTGAGGAACTTAGCTGGATGCAAGGTGAAGACAATGACACTCGTAAGCAATACGAGGCTATGATAGGAGACCCGCGCTTCTCTAAGCTAGAAGAAGCCCTGCCGCCAGACTTGTCGGCACAACTCCCTTACATTATGGCTCACGCTGCTAACAGTATCTATGGTCGTAGAGAAATCAGAGAGCCAGCCAAGAGCGCACGCCTCAACCCTCCAAAGCAACCTACGGGAGCTGGAGCACAAGCCGAGCGCAAGGCTAGTCCACAGGTCAAGAAGTTAAAGGACATTAAGCAACGATTCAGCGCATCAGGCAACAAGAGTGATTTCGTAACTCTCAGAACCTTACAAATGCAAAATCGATAACCCAATAATACAATGGCATTCTCAAATACATATGATACCACCAATCCGGGTTCGGCTGTTTCCAATCGTGAGGACTTGACAGATGTTTTGTCCATCCTCGCTCCTGAAGAAACTCCGATCCTTTCCTCGCTTAACAAGCAAAAAGCCAACGCAACTTTCGTTGAGTGGACTGTTGACAGCCTTGCTGATCCTGTAACTGCAGGTATCCGCGAAGGTGCTGACGTCGGCACATTCACTGACAAGTTCGCTGGTCGTGCTCGTCTGGGCAACTACGTTCAAAAGTTCCGTCGCGACTTCCAGGTTTCTGACCTGCAAGAAGCTGTTGACAGTGTTGGCCCTGCCAAGATTGCACAAGCCGAAGCTAAGAGCATCCGTGAACTCAAGCGCGACATCGAAGCAACCCTTGCTTCTGCTAATGATCGTGCAGTAGAAAACGGCACAGACACCGCTTACGGCCTTCGTGGTCTTGGTGACTGGCTTGACTCTGCTGGTCCTACGGACGTCCCTGCTGGCTTCCGCACTCCTGCTGCAAGCATCTACACTGCTGCTGAAGCTGGAACAACTGAGTTCGGTGAAGAAGCCCTCAACGACATCATCACAAGCATCTTTGAGCAAACTGGTTCTACCAATGACCTCATGCTGATTGCTGACACTGGTCTTCGTCGCGTAATTGCTGACTTCGCTCGCACCTCTGGTTCTAGCGACAACAGCGTTCGTAACGTAAACTTCGATGGCGGTTCGGGTCAAATCACCCTTCGCGTAGACATGTATGAGTCCGATCATGGAATGGTTTCCATCGTGAACGGTAACCCATCTTGCATGCCTAACTTCGGTGGTAACACAGCCAACTCCAGCGGTTACCTTATCAACCCTGAGTATGCTGGCATCCACGAACTCATCGCCCTTGGTAGCACTCGTCTGCCCAACCAAGGTGGTGGTGAGCGCGGTTATGTTGACTGCGCCCTTACGCTTGGTGTTTATCACCCACAAGCGCACGGTCTTATCCAAGACGTAACCTGAGTTAATTGATCTGGTTGGGGGGAGCTGCTGAGTGTGGCTCCTCCCCAACCTTTCTTTTATGGAGATTATTACAAAGCTACCACGATACTCGGACGGAGAGGTTGACCGAGCATTTATGAAAGAGATCCAAACTGGCTTCAAGATGGAACGGGAGCAGGAGAAGGATCGAGTTAAAGCAGTTTCACAAGAAGCTAAACAATTTCGGGGTAAAGAACACCCCATCCTTGGCCGTCCTGTGGCCAGTATGCCAGCCCGTGACTTCTTCCGTTTGACACAGAAATACGGACATAAAGAAGTTCACAGCAAACAATTTATTAAATACTTCCAAAAGAAGATGCCCGAATTGGCACCCAATAAACTTTAATGCAAGAACGCACATACAGTGATTTGTTGACCCTGATACGCTCCCTATCTGGAGCTGGTAGTTTTACCACTGAAGAGCAAACATCAATCCTTAGCTTCGTAAACCGTCGGGCAAGCGAAGCATATAACATGAGCCAAAGCTGGCCGCGTTATCTTGTCACTGGAGAGCCAAGGTCGGTAATACCAGACCAGACAGTCCCTTACGCCGAGGATAGCTACTACCTCTATGGTGCAGGCACAAAGGAAGTTAATGGACTGTATGTTAAAAGTGATACTCAGTTTAATAACCACGATGTTTGGTATAAGGACATGGGGAGTTACCTCTATGCCATCCGACGTGAAACACACGAAGCACACAATACTTGGCACATAATTAAAGCCACTGCTGTTGATGTTGCTGAAGGTGCTGCCGATGAGTATTTATACTCTGATGGAAGTAATGGATCAGGGCCAACAGACACATTTGTAGCAGACGATGATGGTGTAGCTCCTGCTCCAAAACTTGTAGACGTAGGTAATATACATGAGTTCATTAGAATACACAGGGATCGACCAATGCTTCGTAACTCAAGCATTGAATACGACTTCTATGTAGATTCAATCGGAGCGCACATCCTTAACCTAAAGACTGAAACTGCAAGTGTAGCTTATGTCACATATAAAAAGGAACTGCCACAGTTTACAGCAAATAGCACAAATATCCCAGGGGAGTGGTTTACATTTTTAGCACACGGTGCGTATGCAGACTATTTGCGAATGGATCAAAAGCAAGAGCAGGCACTAGCCGAAGAGCAGGTTGCCCAAGGCTACATAGCAATGGAACTTGAGAAGGTAGATAACATGATGAACAACAACACTGCCCTCAAGCGTTTCTCAACTTATACTAATAGACAAGCAAGGTAAAATAACATTATGTCAAAATCACGAAATAACGCATTAGAGTTCTCGTCCGTAGGCTCGATTATCATTGATGCTGCTGCTGGCGCAACTGCTGGTAACTTCGGTGCCATTCAGTTCATCAAGGACGCAACCATCAGCGCAGTTGCTGGTGATTCCATTGGTAACATTACAAAGCTCCAGACGAGCTTTAGCGCAGGAACAGTCCTCTATGGTAAGTTTACTTCTGTAACACTTTCCGCAGGCCTAGTAGCACTCCACAAGATTTAATATGCACCTATCCCTAAAGGGTTCCCTGGATCGCCAGCCCTTGACCGATAGGTTGGGGGATCGTCTCCTTGCTGAATATGGCGGGGCTGCTGCTGCGTATAGTCTTCGTGCCTTAAATGGCAACGGGGATAACGTAGTTCGTGTCCGCAGGGCAAGCGACAACTCTGAGAAGGACTTTACGGCGTTGCAGGTTGGTTCAGGCGAATTAGTCAACTGGGTAAACCGCCAACTGGTTCCACCTCTTGACATAGGCGTTGAGACAGCAGACGGTCGTCCATCAGTTCCAGACGGAGGCACAAGCATTGGGACACCTGCTGCGGCGTATTCACTTCGCAGTTTAGGGACAACACAGGCCGATGACATTATTCCTAGCGGAGACACAGTCACACCAAGCGCAGGTGCTTATGTGGTGCAGGTTCGCCGTTCAAGTAATGATGACGTGCGTTCATTCACGGCATCCGAGGTCAGCGATGGGACGCTTGAGGCTTGGGTAGGAGCCGGCAATGACGGCTTCGTCCGCACATGGTATGACCAGTCAACCAACGACAATCACGCTACGCAGACGACACCTGCAAGTCAGCCTAAGATTGTGGATGGTGGAAGTTTGGTTTCTGGTGGGCTTGATTTTGATGGGGTGGATGACCAGTTAGATGCAAATTCCCTCGCAGCTTCATTTAGCGGCACAGACTCGCCGATTAGTGCATTCTCGGTATCCCAGTCGGATACTATTGATAATATTAGCAATATTTTTAGATTTGCAAACTCTACAAATACAAACGCGCTTAAAGCATTACAATACAGAGATGGTGGCAAGTATGGTTTCATATATCGGTCAAACGATGGAGTTAATGCAAACTTACTTGCACTTGATAATTATGCGGCATTTATCGAATATCAGCACTCTTTAATTATACCATCTAATGTTGTAAATATCTGGGAAAATTCCAGCAATATTTTCTTAGACGGCAACGCTGACATTAACGAAGTTACGCTAGATCAGTTTGGTTTAGGTCGTTTTTTAGATGGTAAAATCAAGGAAATCATCATTTACGACTCCGACCAATCCGACAACCGCACAGCCATCGAAGCCAACATCGGGGAGCATTACAGCATCACAGGAATCCCTGCATACGACAACACCGTGGACGGCTTCGTGGAGACATGGTATGACCAATCAGGCAACGGCAACAACGCGACACAGGCGACTATAGCAAGCCAGCCTAAGATTGTGGATGCTGGAAGTTTAGTCGAAAACGACGAGGGCAACGCAGCGATTCAAGGTGCTACAGATAAATTCTTTGATGTATCAGCGGTTACAGGCATTGAGGATTTTAGTATCTTTTTTGTTGGTCAAGCTCCAGATGACTTCCGCTCTCTTTTGGGTATGCCAACGGACACGGATATTCTGCGCCTTAGCAACCTCTATTGGGAGCTTGTCGCTAACCTTTTTGACCCAGGTAATATGACGTTTAGTCCTGAATTAACAGCGGGTAATACAACTTTGTTTAATTTCACTAGGTCTTCTGGAACTGTTCAAGGATTTGCGAACTCCGCGATTTCTTCTTTGACAACCTCCAATCCAAATACAAATAATTTTAAGTTTAACAGAATTTTAAGACGCTCAACCGCAAGCTTTAATGACTACAATAAAAAGGCATCAGAATTAATCATCTACACGTCTGACGAATCCTCAAACCGCACAGCCATTGAAGCTAACATCAACGACCACTACTCCATCTACTAATATGTATCTACTTTTCTCAACCGAACAAGACGCATGGGATCGCTCCGAGGAGGAGGGAATTGCAATGGGGCTGTCGTATCACAAGACAGGCAAGGGGTCACGCTACGTGACATCACCAAGAGAGACTGCTGACGGCCAATGGGCGTTGCCAGTTGACGGCTACGAGCTAGATACAATAGAGCAAGCAACCACTGTTCCGACTTTTACACCTAAACCAGAAACCGACGAACTA